TATCAAAGCAACTTGAAGCGCTCGGTTTCGAAGCTACGAATGAAATGGCGTTAGCTATGGTAATGATGCAAAAAGCCATGAAAGGTAACGTCAAGGCTTTTGAACAAATCGCTAGACTGGTCGCTATCGATACCAAGGACAGCTTGGATCGCAAAGAACAACGTGAGCGCATTGTTTCGATTCAACTAGGGAACGAAAAACTCAAAGCTCAAATCGGTAAAGAGGAAGGGCAAGATGAGAAAATCGCTGGTTTCCTCGATATTGTCAAAGGGGCGGTAAACGATGGACTTGACTAAGCTCTATACCAAACGGCAACTAGATGTGTTGAGCTATATCTGGAATCATGATTGGTTTATATGTGGACTCCACGGCGCTAAACGTGCAGGTAAGACAGTGGTTAATAATGACACATTTGTGACTGAATTAAGCCGTGTTAGAAAGATTGCTGATCGTTTAGGCGTGGATGAGCCTATTTATATCTTAGCGGGCACATCGTCAACATCGATACAGAATAACGTGTTGCAAGAGCTTTATAACAAGTACGGCTTTGAGCCTAAGTATGACAAGCATGGATCTTTCGTATTTTGTGGTGTCAAGGTTGTCCAAGTGTACACCGGCTCTATATCTGGGCTTAAACGTGCCCGTGGTTTTACGGCATTCGGGGCTTACGTTAACGAGGCATCACTAGCTAACGAGGTTGTGTTTAAAGAAATCATCTCACGTTGTTCGGGCGAGGGTGCCCGTGTTGTGTGGGATAGCAACCCAGACAATCCTAATCATTGGCTGAATCGAGACTACATTGGTAAAAACGATGGCAAGATTATAGATTTCAGCTTCAAGCTTGACGATAACACCTTTCTGTCAAAGCGCTACATTGACTCTATCAAGGCAGCAACGCCCAAAGGGAAATTCTACGACCGGGATATTTTAGGCAAGTGGACTGTTGCTGAAGGCGCTATCTATGCTGATTATGACACTAAGATTCATGTAGTTGATGAACTGCCAGATATGAGGCGCTACTTCGGTGGGATTGACTGGGGGTATACTCACTATGGATCTATTGTGATTGTCGGCGAAGGAGTGGATAACAACTACTACCTTGTCAATGGCGTGGCGGCGCAATTCAAAGAGATAGATTGGTGGGTGGAGCAAGCTAGGAAACTAACTGACATCTACGGCAATATCCCGTTCTATGCCGATAGTGCCCGTCCAGAGCACGTAGCACGATTTGACAATGAGGGTTTTGATATCAGTAATGCTAATAAGTCAGTGATTGCTGGCATCGAACTTATCGCTAAGCTGTTCAAAGAACAAAGATTATACGTTAAGCGAGGCTTTGTACCTCGTTTTTTTGATGAGATATTCCAGTATCGGTGGAAAGAGGGCAGCACAAAAGACGAGCCGTTAAAAGAGTTTGATGATGTGCTGGATAGTGTGAGATATGCTCTCTATTCAGACTATGTTGTTAACAGCACAGAGCGAGCAAGTTATGATGATTTGATAGATATGTTTAGTTAAGGAGGAAGAATGGAACAGACAGTATTTGTCGACAGTACCGGGCAATCGCATGTTTTGAATCTGCGATTTCATCGAGAATCACGCACAAAGTACCGTGCTAAAAGTGTTGATGACTTAAAAAAAGATAACTGGGCATTGCTCAAGAATTTCATTAACCATCACAAATTGCGTCAACGTCCAAGAGTCCAAGAATTGTTTGATTATGCCAAAGGAGATAATCACAGTGTCCTGGAAGCCGGAAGACGAAAAGATAAAGAAATGTCCGACAAGCGTGCCGTTCACAATTATGGGCGCATGATTAGTAAGTTTAAGACGGGATATCTAGCTGGGAATCCTATTCGGGTTGAATATGACGATAGTGTCAGCGGTTCGCAAAACGACGAAGCTATTAAGGAAATTGGACGAAACAATGACATTGATACGTTGAACCGCAATCTTATCCGGGATTTGTCACAAGTTGGGCGTGCTTACGAGCTGATTTATCGAAGTGAGGACGACCAGACACGAATTAAACAGTTAAGCCCTCTTAATACGTTTATTATTTATGACAATTCGCTTGAAGACAATTCATTAGTAGCAGTTAGATACTACAGTGCGGATTTGTTTTCTGATGCACATCAAACTGTTGAAGTGTACACCTCATCAAATATTCACGTATTGGATTACTCGGAAGATCTAAAAGAGGTCTCTGTTACCGCTCACGCATTTGGCACTGTTCCGATTACGGAATATTTGAACAACACTGACGGGATTGGCGATTATGAAACTGAACTTTATTTAATCGACTTATATGATTCAGCTGAATCTGACACGGCCAATCACATGTCCGACATGGCTGACGCAATCCTTGCCATCTATGGCGATATGCGATTGCCTGCAAACATGAAGCCTGAAGATATGAAAGCTAAACGCTTAATGCAATTGGTTCCACCGAAGGCTGCGGACGGTAAGGAAGGGACAGTTAAGGCTGAATATCTAACCAAGTCTTACGATGTGTCTGGTGTCGAAGCGTACAAGACCAGATTAGATAAAGATATTCATACTTTTACCAATACGCCAGATATGGCCGATGAGAACTTTTCAGGCAACACGTCCGGCGAGGCAATGAAGTACAAACTGTTCGGGCTTGACCAAGACCGCATTGAGACTCAATCACAATTTACAAAGGGTTTGAAGCGTCGATATCGTTTGGCTAGCCGTGTGGGTGAGTTGGTCAAAGAATTCAAAGCGTTTGATGAAAACTTCTTGAGGATAACATTCACACCAAACTTACCGAAATCACTATCCGAGCAAGTATCTATTTTGACTGGTCTTGGTGGTCAAGTGTCACAAGAAACTGCTCTTAGCCTATCTGGGTTGGTCGAGAGCCCAACCGAGGAACTCGACAGAGTGGATAAAGAGGTGTCTAAAATCGATTTTAAGGGGTATTCTAGCGAGTTTAACGAGCAAGTGGGTAAATATGCCGACGACGAAGAAGAAGGAACGCATACGAGCGATTCTGTGAGGTCTGATGAATGACGTATTGGTCAGAACGTGCTCAGAAAGAACGTGAAGCGAGCAATAAAAAAGGTGAAGCTGAGTTTAAGAAAGAACTTGAAGCGCTATATAATTTGCAACTTTCGCAATTACGCAAAGAACTAGATGCTTATATCCAAAATTTTGCTGACAAAAACGGATTAACCGCTAGTGATGCGAAACGAAGAGCAGACAGTTTTGATATCAAGGCTTTTGAAGCTAAAGCCAAACAGTATGTAGCTGACAAAGATTTTAGTCCAGAGGCAAACAAGGAGCTTCGAGACTACAACTTTTCTATGTCTGTTGGTCGTCAAGAACTTCTTATTCAAGAGTTAGAGCTTGAGCTGTTGGTTTTGTCTGAAGGCGAACGCCAATTAACTAACGATTATCTGACGAATGGCTATAAGAGCGAAATTGCAAGAGGAAGTCTGCTTGACCAGACGGTACCTAGCAAAAAAATACTTGAAAAGTACATGACGACGGCTGTTAACGCTAATTTCGAAGGCGCTAAATGGTCGGAGCGTATCTGGGGTAGAAATGCTCAGCTACGGCAACTTGTTAGAACTGAGGTAACGAGGGCTTTAATTCGTGGAAATAACGGCTTAACGATTGCGAGACGCATTAGAAAACACATGGATGTGCTCCGTACTAATGCAGAGCGTTTAGGTATCACGGAACATGCTAGAGTTCAAACTTTGGCGCAGAAAGATATTATGAAAGAAAACGGTTTTGAGTATTTCAAACTCATGCCAGATTCAAGAGCTTGCGATTATTGTAAACAGGTTGGCCGTGATACCGAGAAGGAACCTGTTCCAATTGACAAGATTGATAGCGGACTAAATGCCCCGCCTATGCCCCCATATTGTCATTGTGCAGTTGCTGAAGTGTATTTGGACAAAGAGAAATTGCATAAAATTAATGAAAATGGTATTGTACAAGTGGATGAAGTAATCAATGGAACTCCGCACCCTGTCGGGGAGGCGAGAAAGGTGATTCAACACAATGCTTAGAACGGTGATATTCTTGGGTGTTCTTTCTATAACTATGATGGTATGAGGTATAAGGATATTCACTTCACGAATCACAGATAACCAGATAAACATTCATTTTGAAAAAACAGGGAATACGCTCACGATATTGATTACCACGAACCTAGTAAATCAAAAGCCAAGAAGAGAACAACCAGGAAGTTAACTGATGAAGAGAGGAGTGAGAATGGCGATGTCTTATAGTCAAAACCTAAAGGAATTAAAACAACTTTGCGAATATCTTTGGGATGCAGATTTTGAAGTTGATGGTAAAACTGTTAGCATTCTTCCTGAATCAGAAAATAACATAGTTGTTGTTTACGATGGCAAGGAGATAATCGTAAAGTCGTTTGATGAGCTCATAGAACTGAAACTGGACGGCGTTACACTGCCAAAATTGATGGAAAACGTCGAAGTAAGGTATGCTTAATAAATAATTGAAGTCGTAGCAATACGGCTTTTTCTTATGCGCTGATAGCCGTGCTAGC